AGTCACCCGGCACTCCCTTTTGAAAGGGCTTGCTCGCGCGTTTAATTAAGAGTTCTAGCCGTTTCTCCGCTTGATCATTAGCTAGATCAACCTCGTCCATCTACCATCCTCTGTCTATAACAGAACTCCTTGCACTTACAAACTCCCTCATCCGTTGCCTGATTCTCGCCCCACTTTCTTGATCTTGCAATCAATTCCTTTCGTGCTTCTTTGCATCGTTCCTTAAATATTAATCTTTCTCGGCAGTTGCGGCAATTGAATTGATATAGACCAGAGCCGGGATTCTGCTTTGCTGTCTCGCACTCAGGACAAATCAACGCTTAGTTATTGCTTGTTTGGAGCGTGGTGGTCGGAGTCGCGCCGCCCAGTGCTGAAGGGTATCCAGCATCCTGCTCTTTACCACGCATTGTTCTTTTTGGATATGGTTTTGCAAGCCGCGCTATTTGTTCGCGCATTGCAGCATCAAGAGGCATTAAATACCTATGCTTTCCAGTTGCAACCTTTTTAGGCAAATTATTTTGATTTACACCAGCATCATCTACAGTCTTTTTGTGCGACCATTTACCCTTGTAAAAAATTTTAATTGCTTTGCCACTTGGCCCTGTATAAATCCAGTTACAGGCTTGGTATATTCCTCCATGATGCCCTTGCTCTGGGTCTGCATAAGATACAACCAATTGCAATCTAGGCTGTGCTTTTTTGAGAAACTTTACAGCAATAGTCATAATTTTGCTAACTGGCGCAATGTGCTTAGTTAATGCAATTCTTACCAACTCGCAACCATCATCTTGCTCTAATCCAAATGGTTTAAGCATATTATTATTTGCCCCACGTCCAAAGATTACAACTCCAATAAACTTTTCATTCTCCCAAGCACCAACTTTGGCAAGTTTTCCAACTGGCAAGCATTTGCTGTAATGCCAATTTAAACAAGCATATTTAGCTGCTTCATGAGATGCCCAATCAATTTTCAAATTAGACTTCACGAAGATCGAACTCTTTTCCGCAGTTGGGACAAGCAACCCACTTTGGGTCAAGTTGATCTAATTGCCCTTGTTCTTCTTCTGTTGCCGCTTCAAAATTTGGCTGCTTTAATGAAACAATCTCATCGACGGTAAATCCCGTCAAGTCCATATTGACCCCGAATTCTGTCAGTTCGGTTAACTCTAAGGCTAGTAACTCTTCGTCCCATCCAGCGTTCATAGCGATTTTATTATCTGCGATTATGTAAGCCCTCCTTTGCGTCGATGAGAGGTGATTAAGCCTTATACATGGGATGCTATCCAATTCAAGTTTCCGCGCAGCCAGCACCCTCCCGTGGCCTGCTATGATGCTCGACTGCTTATCTATTAGAACGGGATTGTTAAAACCGAACTCCCTAATACTTGCCGCGATCTGAGCGACCTGTTTGTCTGAATGGGTGCGAGCGTTGTTTGCGTAAGGGATTAATTTTTCTATTGCTATTTGCTCAACTAACATTCGGCTGTCTCTCTTTATAATATATATATGACCAGATGCTTTTACGACCCAATATCCGGTTAGACTTTATCGCTACTCGAGTGACATATCTTTGCTTGAGCAGATAGCAGAGTGCCATTGAGATTTCGCAGGTCTTTAGATCGCACCGCCCATCTATTTCAGCTAACGTGAACTCGCCTACCTGATCCTTCAAAATCTCGCGTAATGTTGAGACTGCTCGTGCCATACCACCTCCTGATGAATATCATAATTATACCAGACTATGATATTTATTTGCGGACATTCAACTCAAAAATAAATCACGATAGCCGGGCTATCAAGATTCTCAGGCAATCATTATCGCTATGATACATAGTGCGCATCCTATAGCTGAGATCAGTGCGACTTTTATGCACAATGCGATCATCCTGTCATCGTCGTGCCATTTGGATGATCTGTAACCATCGCGGACGAATGATTTAGCGTTCAAATATGGCATCCCTCCGTCATAATAATGATTGCGCTCTTCGGCTTCCTTCATTGTTCGTGCAGTCAGTGGATAGATCATTTTAATACTCTCCTTTTTTAGATGATTGCCCGTGGCGTGGATCGTCAAGGTACTGATCTAACTCCTCTACGCTCAGACCTTGATTCTGTTCGCGCTCACGATTGTAATATTCCTCGTCCTCCCGATCTCGCAAAATGGACTGATATGATGCCAGCATCTTGGCGCGGGTGTCATCGTCAGCCCGCCAGAAATTCATCACTGCCAGAGCTACGATGTGCTGATACTCGTCATCTTGAGCTTTTAATATTTGGTTGATGTCCATTTTCAATCCTCCAGTAAGGTCATGATTTCATTGTAGGTTTTGTAAGTTTCCTCGTCGAAAGCCGACAAAGCATATAAAGCAGCATTCATAGCAGCCATAGCAGCCATAGCAGCATTCCTAGCAGCCCCCAGCTCATTCACCAAATCTTCTCTTGTACTCATTATAATTACCCTCTGTTTAGCGGAAAGTTCAATGGCGCGTTCAAATGGTGTCATATCATCTCCTAAATTGTAGAAAGAATTGCAATTAAAAATCCGGCTGCTGCTCCAGCTCCAACGTACTTTATCCAGTCCATTAACTTACTCATACTTCCTCCTCGTTACCTTCTTCCTCGAAATGATCTTCCAGTTCGCGCCAGTTTATGTCCGTATCTATAAAATCTGATAACCAAGCGTTATTCGATGCTAATTCTGATACTGCTTCCTCGAATGTTTCACGAGCCATTTGCACTTGCTCCCTGCTCTCTGGCTCTAACCATACGTTTATCAGCCATGTCGCTCTGTTCGTCCATCCGTTGTAATCGCTCATTTTATATTCTCCAAGTTTAAATATTTCTTAGTTGGTCGATTTGTCCGACAATTCCAATCTGACCAGATACCGGACGCGTGAGATCAATACCAGATTCAATGTGGCGTAGCCAGTAATCACCGTACATTGTCTGCATAACGTGATACTTCTCTCCAGATTCAGCGATTACAATATCACCAGATGTGACAGGATTAATTAGTGCATTTACTTTCGAATGGTGGTGGACGTTCATCTTTTATTCTCCAGTTGTAATAAAATATCCGCGTTTAAGAACCTCAATGGCTCGCTCGTGATGCGATGGAGTCATCATTATTCGATTGTCACCGCCTTTTGCCCATATGTCGGTGCGTGATGTTTCAGTGATAAACCAACCGCTAGCGCGGCACTCGAGCGTGACCTGCGTACCAATGCGAGTGTATTTGTACGCACTTTTTACAGAATCACCGCTCTCAACTATTATTTTTATTCCGATTGCGTATTTTTTGCCACCGACTAGATTCTCTGCGCGGCTGATCTGACTGTTGCAATCCGCAACCATGTCTGTGAACTTATTGTAAGTGTGGGTGGCGGCGATTCCATTCACCTCGTCAAGAATTGCGTTGATTTTGTCTGCGTTTTTTACATCAAATTTGATTGGCTTCATTTTGTATTCTCCTTAGAACCCCCCCCCGTAGGGGGAGGGTTGTTTAGTCAGTTAATAAAACAAAGACGCTGCTTCTCATTACAAACGCCTCGGCGGGTGTGGTTGAGTACGCATGGAACTCGCGCACCATAATGTGAGACTTGCGGTTTTCACAAACACTCTCTATAAAATAAACCGCATCATTTTTAGGATTGATCTTAAAAAACTCACCAATCTTTACGTCTTTAAGTTTGCATCGTGTCATTTGTATCTCCTATTTTGGGCTTCAAAATGAATCCCGATGAGAACTATTATACACAACTATTATAAATGGTAAACATATTTATCATATATTTATTTCTCTAATAGAATCAATATGTTACAGACGAAAAAAAGGGCCACGATTTCTCGCAGCCCTGCCGCAACTACCAATTACAGCGAGTTAATTGTACATCAGAATGGCAGATCGTCCGGCATATCGTCAAAAGGTGTGGCGTATGGATTGGCTTTTGCAGCCACTACATTCCGCGTCTCGCTGACAGCACTCTCCTGCCTCTCCTTCCCACCCAAGAATTGCACCGTATCTGCCGCAATCTTTGTGCTGTACTTCGTGACTCCCGACTTGTCTTCGTATTTGTCAGTTTTCATCTTGCCTTGCACATAGACTTGTGAGCCTTTATCTAGGTACTGAGCGCAGATTTCTGCCAGCTTGCCAAAGGTAGATACGTTAACCCATTCTGTACCTTCCTTTGTCTTGGTTTTCCAGCCACAAGCTATAGAGAAGTTTGTAACTGCATCTCCATTGGGAGTTACACGAGTTTCCGGTGCTTTGCCAAGTCTACCTATAAAACTGCAAGAGTTTAAGTCGCTCATTTTGCTTCTCCTAATTTAATAATTGATTCTTGAACTTCGATTAAAAACCTTTTCACTTCCGCTTCCATCACTGAGATCAACTTCTCGTCCCGCTCCATCCTGACAACGAGTAACTGGAGACGTTCTGGAACTCGCGGGTCGTGACTTACAAAGTCGCACCACGCCCGACCAGTCACCCATAGCTGAGTTTGTATCTGATTGACATAAGCTGGGGGAACTTTCTGTTCGAGCAAATAGCCCAGATGAGTCTGAGTATTGGGACACTTAATCTCGATCAACCCATCTTCGCCCACAAGTCCGTCAGGTGACGCGCCTAGCCATTTTATCGTTGGATGAGTATAGAACTCTGCCTCGTCCACGAAAACGCCTTTGTCGGCTTCGTAGCGGATTCTTGCAAAGGGTTCGTGTTCAGTCCCCCACTGCATCGCCGCATTTGTGAAGCTCTCGGCTACTTGACCAGAAATACGCTCCGCGATGATCTGCATCTTGTACTTCTGCCGGGTGACTGCCTCAACTGATTTCCCTTTTGCAAGAACATCACTCATTCGGCTAGCGGTTACATGGCCTAGCCGTTGTGCAAACCATTCTGGTGATCCCTGAGTTATCATTTTAGAAAGTACCTCGCAACGACCTTCCCGTTATCGAGGTGGACGTTCTCTGTCTGGATGTTATAGCCAAGACATCGCAAGTCATAAATTCTAGCCGACAATCTCATGCAATCCGCTTCCATAAGCGCGACCAGTGAGGTGATCCTGCGTTTCTTTTTTAGTTGCTGCAATAGCCATGAGTTTTGTGACTTCATGCTAATTCTCCTTTGCGTTTATCTTTGGCTGCGGCGAGTCGTAACGATGCTTGCTTATTTTTCTTGAAGACGTTGGCAACAGGGAAATAATTAGCTTGCAACAGCTCCATCGTTGTGCTGCCCTCAATGGATTCTATAGCAGATGAAAGATC